GCCTCGACCAGATGCCACCAAAGCCTTATAAACAGCGGCATTCAGGCGAACATCCTGTGTGCAATACTCCATCATTGCAGTTGAATAAGTCTCAAAATCTGGTTGGTCTTGTTTAGGGATGCCAAGTTTTTGACCCCAAGTTTCTAAACTGTGGCCACCTTCTTGGACAGGATTGAACAAACGAGACAACACTAAAGTGTCGACAATTTTGTTGGTGAATTTTACATGGTAAAGTTTTTCTAAGACAGGTATGTCGTAGCCAATTAGGTTATGTCCAATAAGAGTATCTGCTTGTTTTAGGAGGGCGATACCCTTGTCGATGCACTCAGGTCCAAATGTATAAACCCTATCGTCATCAAGACCCTTGGCTACGAGACACCAAACTGTGTCGGGATTAAATCCGTTGGCTTCAATATCAAAGACAACATTAGAGGGTAAGTTGTTGTTCATAGTCTTTTGTGTTCATAACAAAGTCATCAAACTCTGGTTCGTGTTCTTTCTCATGCAGTCGACCTGTTTCACTATCGTACAGTAACTGACATGCTAACCCAGTATCCCCTGTGTACCTAGACTTCAGAACCCTTAGTCTAGTGGTGTTCGCTTCTTCAGGGTCTTCGGCTTGTTGATTCCTTTCTAATGCTATCACACAATCAGATAGTTGTGCAATACCTTGAGACCCTTTGAGATGGGAGAGGGACACCTCGACACCTTGCTCATGTCCTTTGTCGCCTGAAGCTCTTCTGAGATGGGAGACCAAGAGCATTCCTACTCCAGTCTCTTCTACTAGGCTTCGCAACCGATTCATCAGAGTATCAATACCTCTGCGTTCATCGCCTTCTGTCAGGACATTGACAAGCATGTGGAGGTGGTCAACGATAACCCATTGACATTCACAGCCGACAATAATATATCTCAGCTTGGCAAAGATATCTTCGATGTCAGTCGCACCTAAATGAGCATGAATAAATACCCTTCCCTCCTCAATCACTTTGTCAAACAAAGCTTCGAGTTGGTCTGGCGAGTATTGATTCCTCTTCTCATTCAAGTAGATTCTATCGTTGGCCTCGATGGATACAATACCATCAGCTGTGCGTTGCCAATTCTCCTCTAGGGCAATAATCCCCACGTTGTCTTGGGTGTTTTTGATAATCCAATGTTCGAGTTCTCGAGTTACACTAGACTTACCAAGCCCTGTACCACCGGTGAAAGTAACTAGCTCCCCTTTCCTCAGCCCGTACAACTTACTGTTTAAGCCTTCCCAAGGATAAGGGATACTAGGTTTAACTTCTCGGTGTAACCAATCTTTCTTCTTGGCGGATAGTTCAATGATACCAGAGGGTGTGTACTGTTTAGCTTCCCAAAAACTTTTAGTAAACTCAGTAAACTTACCTTGCTTGAGCATATCGTTGGCATCTTTGTAACCGTTGGGTAGGTTCATGATTCTAACCTTGCCGGGTTTAACAACACGAGCTACCTTTTTGGCCGCCTCTTTGCCTTGCTTATCATTATCAAAGCAGAGGACAACCTGTTCAAAAGATTCTACAAACTCAAGGGATTCTCTGATATCTTTGACTGCACCTGAAGCTCCTCGTTTCAAAGAGACAACAGCGTACTTACCGTCAAAGATTTCATAGGCAGCCATCGCATCGCATTCACCTTCTGTGATAGTCAGATACTTGCCGCCTTTGTTTCTAAATAACTGTTCGCCAAACAGACCTGTGTTATCAAAGGTGCCACCGAAAGAGAACCGCTTATCACTAACGTATCTGGTTTTAGTACCCACGATTTCATCCCCATTGAAGTAGGGATAAATATGTTCTTGGATATTACCAGACTTATCAGTAACAGAACGAACTCCAAATCTCTTGGCAGTAGCCTCTTTGATACCACGGTCTATCAGGTCATGGTAACTACCTTGATAGGTAGATAAAAATGTATTTGATTCTTTTGGTTTTATTTGTTCTGGTTTCTTGTAGTCAGGAAAGAAAGCTCCGCAACTAAAACATTTAGCTGAGCCATCTTCATTAACCGAAACTGCATCACTTGATTTGCACAAGTTGCAAGGTAGGTGATACTCTACCCATGTACTTTTTGATTCCATTTACCCTCCAAAAAGTGAGCCTCCGAAGAGGCTCTGTATTAATATGAAAAAATTAAAATTTAATTCTCAGACGTTTCTGAATCATCCGAAGCTTCCGCTTCTTCCTCTTCAACCAATGCCTCTTCTGTTAACAGAGGTCTGAGTTCCTCTTGTAACTTGTCATTGGATTTTTGAATTGATATTTGAAACTGATTGTTAAAAGCAATCTGACTCACATAAGCTTGTACTTGTTGACGAGCCTGAGGGTCAGTTAGTTTTTCAGTTTCGTATGATTGGCCATCAAAATTTATAATCATTTAAAACTCCTCATCATTTAGTAACTCATCGCCATCACCGGCTTTGTAAGGTACTAAATCAATAATCTGCACAGCTTGTAAGTCCAAGCCTTTACCACTCTTATTGTTGTAAGTCCAATCGTATTCTTGATACTGGACTCTAACTTTAGAGCCATTACCAACAAGAACATCAACATCGTTCTTGTCTGCATCCAGAAGTCTAGGTGCCTTTCTGACCATACCATTCGGACCATTTACTTTCCTCTTGATAACGACAGCCGGACCTTCCTCCATTTCTCGTATGCTATGTCCACGTTCTGCAAAGTCTTTGGCAGTCGCTTCATCAACAACAAGGTTGATGGTGTACATAGGTTCATAAGTTGTATTAGGTGCTACAAGAGAAGCCCAATACGCATTACCTTCTACTATCATATAATCCTCCATTGAATAAATTAATAGTTGGGTGGGTTCTTGAGTTCACTACCCACGAGAGTGACCATGTGACTGGATTGTGTGAAACTAATGGAGATAGACGAGGGCAAACATCACACAATGCTCTACGATTGTTGCCGACTATCTTCATAAGATTCATTATAGTTTCACTTGTTATTTAAATCAACCCTTAAAACTTCCTCTAAAAGATTTTCTAGTTGGAAGTCGTTAAAGATATCTTCATCAAAGAATAACAAGAAGTTACCCTCGGATGTGACTTGCATTCGCCAAGTTATCTTGTCGTAGTCATCAAATGTTTGGTTGATAATGTTACGAAAGAGTTCGGCTTGTTCGTGTTTAAGACAGTAGCATACTTCTACTGGTGCTTCCGGATGTTCATCCCGAAAGTTGGCAACATAACCTATCATTAGTGAACCTCCTTATTACTATCCTTGGTTAATTGTTCATTGACTGCGGCTTTGATGGCTCGTAGTGTTGCTAGTGAGCCACCACCTTCCCACTTCCTGCCGGTAGACAGGTCGGTGATTTCTAAAACTTCTTGGACAGAGGGGATATCAACCATGTTGTCTAAGACTTCCATTTCTGATTCGCCAAAGTTCTTGAGTTCTTCCTCCTCCCCATCAATCAGTACCTTTACTAGGTAAGTTTTTGTGTTGTGCATAGTGCATTAATTCCTCGTATGTCTCTATCTCAGGACATTGTTTAAGCCATTTCATAACAAACTTCTCCGTCATGAATGACAGGTTCAACCGACCATTGGCATAGACATGCGTTTGGTCTGGTATGACTTCGTGGATATTGTCAAGGGTGACTTTATCCTGTTCTTCTGGTGGTAAGACAGAATGCATCCAACCTAATTGAATGGCCTTCACTCGTCTTCTTAGTTTCTTTATTTGTTTGGCGTTCATGTGATGTAGTTCTTCGGGTCTTGCATGGCAACTTCTTCTTTGAGTTTTTCAATAACAAAATCTTTGAAAGCATTCTTGAAAGCCTCCATGTCCCACCCTCTACGGGAATGGTAACAGAACTCATAGATGAGGTCGTTAGACACTCGGAAAGATTGACCGGTCTCAACCATGCGGTCTCTAATACAAGCAGTGGTGATAGCCCACATGACGAGGGCTTTGTTGTCTTCTTCCCATGCTGAGATAGCTTCCCAATCTGGTTTTACTTTCTTTGATTCAAACTTAGTCATTAGTTCAAGACCTTATGTATCCAATTCTCGGCCACTCGTTCAGCATAACTTTCCGAATGGTCGTGACATTCAACGGTTCTAACAAATATAG